AATCGATGATCAAGGTTTGAGCGAAGAAGAAATCGCTGAAGCTAAAAAGAAAAAGATGGAGAAGTGCTAATGTCTGACGACCTAGTTAGCTCAGTATTAAAAGCATTGGATCAAGCCAATGCTACTTCTAATATTTTCCGTCAAGAAGAAGAAAAACCTGCTGTTCAAGAAACACCAGTAGATACTCCACAGGCTGTTGTAAACGAATTAACAATTTCAACAATCACTGGCGTTCCTAAAGAAGTTAACAAAGTTAAACTAACTACTGTAACTGGCGCAAAGAAAAAAGCATATCCAGGTAAGAGTGGTAGCGCAAGAAGTGGTCAGGGTGGTGTAGACACTGGTGATGGCAGCGGTAGCGGTGGTGCTGGTGATGGCGGATCTGGTGGTAATGGACCATGAAATATTTCGGACAGTTTTCCAAGTCGCTGAATAAGTCTTTTGACATTGTCGAAAGCATTAGATCATATGGCAATCTAGTTGAGAAAACTGCCGATGATAAAATTTTAATTAATGGCGATGAAACTGAATTTAAAAGTTTAGAAGAAGCAAGAAGTTATATTAAAAGTAAACAACAGTCAGAAAATTTAGAAGAAACTATTACTAAAGAAATATACGAAGAACTTACTTCAAATCGTATTGCTAATATTATTAAAGAATATCACGACGTAAAAGTAACAGATACCTTAATAGAGTCATATATTGAACTTGCTTCTTCTAACATATTTACAATTGATCCTGTCGTTCAAGAAATTCGTAAACTGAATAAAGTTGATGTTGTAGTTGAAGGTAAACTACACTACGATTTAGCAGATGGTTCTATAGTTGCAATTAGTGAGTCAACGCAAGAATTACTAAATAACTTATTGGCAAACCAAAAAGAAATTATCGAGTACATGAGAGAAAGCAAAGAGAATTTCCTTCATGTGCTTGAAAGAATAGAGGAATAAGAAATGGCTTTAAACGTAACTATACTTAAGAACACTGCGCAAGAAGTGATTATTAAGACAGATGGTACTGATCAAACATCAACTATTGCATTGGCGGATTTGTTATGTTACACCCCAATGACTCAGATTAATGCCACTTGGTCAACTACTTCTGGTAACAATACACTAACAATTGGCGGATTTGACCAATTTGTTGAATCAGATATCGATCGTTTCGCAAATGCTGAAGTTTTTTATAAAGATGGTGACACTTTTATATCCCTTGGATTTATTGATCAAGTTCAAAATCCAACAACTGCAACTTTAAAAGCTGATGCTCCAGAAACTGTTACTGGTGCTGACGCTTATGTAAAATTTACAACTCAAGTTATTGATGGCACACCATCAGTTAACATTGTTTCTGTTATTGCTTCTGGTTGGTTAGGTTCTAAGTATACTATCTCTCGTGGCGGAATTAATGTATTTACTTGCGCACCAGAAAACTCTCCAGCCATTCAATTTAATCAGATGGGTATCAGCGATAGTGTAAATAATACGGATGATCTAGTTATTACCCATGATCTTTCCAACGCTGAATTATATCCAGATTCTAATTGCCAATCTTGGATTGTTTTACGTAAAGTTTCTGGATTCAAAACTAAGATCGAAAATGCTACTTATGGTGCATACGATGATCCACTACGTGTTGGTGCAAGAACTAACATCAGCGGTAGCCCAGACTACGTTGGTCCAGGAGAATTCTAATGAAACTTATTAGAGAAGTTTTAGACAACCCAGTTCGTTTGGTTACTGAGAGCCGAGAAATCGGCAAACCAAAACAACACTTTATTGAAGGTGTATTCCTTCAATCAGAACTTGTTAACCGCAATGGACGTATGTATACCGAAAAGGTAATGGATAACGAAGTTGCTCGTTACATTAAAGAGTACGTTCAGAAAAATCGTGCGTATGGTGAACTAGGACACCCAGAGAATCCACAGATTAATCTGGATCGTGTTTCCCATATTATTACATCTTTGAAGAAAGATGGTACCAATTACATTGGTAAAGCAAAGATTCTAGACACACCAATGGGTAAGATCGCTATGGGTCTTCTCGATGGTGGCGCAAACCTTGGCGTTTCTAGTCGAGCACTAGGCTCTCTCAAAACAAATAATGAGGGAGTTCAAGTTGTTCAAGACGATTTTATGCTGTCCACGGCAGCTGACATCGTTGCTGACCCTTCTGCACCTGATGCTTTCGTAAGAGGTATCATGGAAAGTAGGGAATGGATTTTTGTTGATGGAAAGTTTGTGGAAAAGCATATTGAAGAAACAACTTCTTTTATTAAGAAAACTTCTTCACGCAATCTAGAAGAAGCGAAGATTATCGCTTTTCAAAATTTCCTGAGTAAAATCAGATAAATAATAAATAATATAGAACTATTCCAGTTAGGAGAAAAACAGATGTCAATCGAACAAAAAATCGCCGAGATGTTAGCCGAATCTAGCAAGCTAGATGAGTTTAAGGTCGCAGGTAAAGAGGGTGGTATGGATCCAGGTACACATGGAGCACAAGCTGGTGACCAAAAGGTTATGCGCACTGCTACTAACACTGTTCCAAATGGTGGTGAAACACCTAACCCAGACAGCGCACGTAATAACGTAGACAACGAAGATGAAGCTGCTGATGCTACATCTAAGAAAGCTAACCCAGCTACTGCTTCTGCTGTTGCTGGCGACCAAGCTGTAGTTCGCAAAGGCGATGCAGTTAAAGGTGTTAAAGAAGATATCGACGCACTTATGAATGGTGAAGAACTCTCTGAAGAGTTCCGTGCTAAAGCAACTACCATTTATGAAGCTGCTGTCATGACTCGTGTTAAAGAAGAAGTTGCACGAATCGAAGAAGAGTTTAATTCCAAACTTGAATCTCAAGTTGAAGAAATTAAAGAGGGTCTTGTTGAAAAGGTTGATGGATATCTCGACTACGTTGTCGAGCAGTGGATTGCACAGAATGAAATAGCCCTTGAGCATGGTATGAAGTCTGAAATTCTTGAAGGTTTCGTAGCTGGTATGAAAGAACTTTTTGTTGAGCACTATATCGACATTCCTGAAGAGAAATTCGATGTACTAGGTACTCTAGAAGAAAAAGTTGAAGAACTAGAAGCAAAGTTGAACGAACAAGTTGCATCAAACATCGAATTGAATAAAACAATCGGTGGCTTGAAGCGTGCTGAGTTGGTTCAAGAAGCTACTAGTGGTTTGACTGATACTGAAGCAGAAAAGTTCAAAACTCTAGCTGAAGAACTTTCTTATGAGGATGAAGAGTCTTTCAAATCAAAAGTACAAACTATCCGTGAAAATTACTTCACTACTAAAGCGCAAGCAGATGTTAAGTCTGTTGTAACTGATACTCCTGTAGAAACATTAACTGAAGAAAAGAAATTGGATCCAGTAATGGCTGCTTACACAAGTATCCTTAACCGCAACAAATAAAAGGAAACAAAATGACAAATTTACGTCAAGATTTAATTAAAAAGTGGGCTCCAGTTTTGGACCACGAGGGCGCAGCCCCAATCAAGGAACAGTATCGTCGCGAAGTTACTGCTGTTCTTCTAGAAAACCAAGAACGCGAAATGCGTCAAGCTCGCCAAGCAATGGGCGAGTTGAACGAAGCTGCACCAGCTAACGCTGTTGGTTCTTACGGTGACACTGGCGGTTTCGCTAAGTTCGATCCAGTATTGATCAGCTTGGTTCGTCGTGCAATGCCACAGTTGATCGCTTATGACGTTGCTGGCGTTCAGCCAATGACTCAGCCAACTGGCTTGATCTTCGCAATGAAGAGCCGTTACACTTCACAAGGTGGCGACGAAGCATTGTTCAACGAAGCTGACGTTGGTTTCTCTGGCGACGGCACTGGCAACGGTGATTCCGAGTTCAATGGCAACAGCACTGCTATCGGTCGTGGTCTTTCCACTGCTGCTGGTGAGCGTCTTGGCCAAGGTGGTACTGATGACGGTGCTTTCGGTCAAATGGCTTTCTCTATCGAAAAGCGTTCAGTTACTGCAAAGACTCGTGCTTTGAAAGCTGAATACTCTATCGAATTGGCACAAGACATGAAATCTGTTCATGGTCTTGACGCTGAAGGCGAATTGAGCAACATCCTTTCCACTGAGATCCTTTCTGAGATCAATCGTGAAGTTATCCGTACTATCTACAAGACAGCAACTCAAGGTGCTCAAGTTGGTACAACTACTCAAGGTACTTTCGACCTAGATACTGATTCTAATGGTCGTTGGTCTGTTGAGAAATTCAAGGGTCTAATGTTCCAAATGGAACGTGAAGCCAACGCTATCGCTCAGCGTACACGTCGTGGTCGTGGTAACTTCATCATCTGTTCTTCAGATGTTGCAAGTGCCTTGGCAATGGCTGGTGTTCTTGATTACTCTCCTGCTCTTTCAACTTCTTTGAATGTTGACGAAGCAAGCACTACTTTCGCTGGTGTTCTAAATGGTAAGTACAAAGTATATGTTGACCCATATACTGCTAACCAATCTAGCACTCAGTTCTTCTGCATGGGCTACAAAGGCGCATCCGCTTTTGACGCTGGTTTGTTCTACTGCCCATACGTTCCTCTACAAATGGTTCGTGCTGTTGATCCAAACAGCTTCCAACCAAAGATTGGCTTCAAGACTCGTTACGGTCTAGTTGCTAACCCATTCATTACATTGGATAATGAAGATGGTCCAGAGGACTTGTCTGCTGGCGCAAACTACTACTACCGTAAGGTTCGTGTTACTAACTTGATGTAATCCATCGGTTATTACGAAACTGACGTAGAAGCAGTAATTTAAAGGGGACTTCGGTCCCCTTTTTTGTTTTACTAAATAATAGTATGGCACTTAATACTATAATCTCCTGTCCGATACCAAATAACATTAATCCACTCTCACCGAATGGATTCAATTTTACCATTCAAAAGATTCCTTCTGTTAACTTCTTTTGTCAAACGGTAAATCTTCCTGGTATCACTTTCGGCGACCCTGCGTTCGCTAACCCATTCGCATCGGTACCAATTCCTGGCGATCACTTGACGTATGATACCTTGAATATTCAATTTCTAGTTGATGAGAATATGAATAACTATCAGGCAATCTATAACTGGATTATTGCGTTGGGCTTCCCACAGAGTTACGATCAATACGTAAATTTTGTTAAGTCAGATACTACTGCCCTTGCACTAAGTGAA